CGTAAATTTTACCAATAACATACTGGTGTTATTGCTTTGTATTTAAGTATACATTGAAGCAAGTCGTGCGATGCGTTTAACATTGTGCGCACCTCCGCTAATGGTGCTATATGACAAATATTTATTAATAAGATTGAAGATAACAATCAAGGGGATCTTGATCGGGCAACCGCGAAACAATCGATTTAAAATGTAAATATGAATCACGAATGAGGTAAGGTCATATTGTATGAAAGTGGACGTTGGCCAATATTTCCAATAAAACAATTAATACAGTATGGCGATTTTATGCAAATCTTATCAATAAATGAATCAGACACAACATAAAAATCCATGTACTCATCATGACAGAAAAGGGAAACAGAAGGCAAGTTCTCATAGTCGTCTTAGTCGCAAATCCGGCACTAAGACTTTGTCTTCATCAGGATCCGCTTCGGCGATGAATTCTTCACGGTCATTTGGAGAATTAGATAATCAGATTAAACAGGTTATTGACGCAGCATGTGAGAAAACCAAGCCACTCACACGCGCAACATTTCGGAAAAGAATAATAGATCGATGTTCACAAATTATATATACAAAACAGTATGATGAGTGGACAGCAGCTAACTTTCCATGGCAAACTTACACATATTACAATTGTCCTTGTGGCATAACATGTGCTGGATGTCATAGATCAAAGAAATGTACACCTGAAACTCAAGTATTAGCATATTTCAACGCTATGTTAATTATAGAAGGAGACTCAGATTCTTTATATCATGAATCTAGTACTGATTATGGCAGCTCTACCGATTTGTCAACATTTGAATTGAATTTAACATCGGATTCAATTGTTGATAAACGTACAGTTGTAACATCAACTTTGATCGATCACAAAGTTAACAATTCCGACAACAATATTGAAGTTGCACTTCCGATTGTGCAACCTTGTTCAACAACAAACAAATTCAATACCTTAGTCGATGAGTTAGATGCTATTGCAGATGGTGGCTTAACCAACATTATATACAATGTAGGTATAGCACCAACAATAACAAATAACGAAAGGGAAACCAGACCAGCAACAGGGTCTGATTTCACCGCTCAAGCTGTTGTAAGTTTGAACGCTAATGAATTATGTTATGACAAATCATTCAAGACCATTGGTGTTGAATTACCATTTGATTTGGAGAACATCGTATCAAACTTAAAGGAACCAACAAATCACAAACTTAAGAAGGTGCAGGATGAGAAATGCGCAAGTAACGAAGATTTAATTATCTACAAGCCAAACTTATGGAAAAGATTGACCACAACAAAGTCAAAGTTTGATAAGAAAGCTGTAGTCAATCATAAATTGGGACAATTACTTAAGAGGAAAGACCAACATAAAGCTGGTATAGAAGTGATTTCAGATGAAATGATAATAATGGAATTGTATTTACATCTTAGACGAAATGAATTTGACAGATATAAGGATAGAGCTGAGAAATTAGCTCATATGACAAAATTGGCTGTGAAATTTGATTTTATACCAAAAGATGCAGAAGATGTTAACAAGTATTTTGCCACAATACAAAAAGTTACAGATTCTAAAGACACATCATTTATGCTTGCAGAAGTAGACCCATCACATAGTAGATCAAGATTATCAGCTTGGTGGGGACGAGTCTGGACGAGCAAACATTTTCATTAAGCCCCCTGTCGCAGCGTCCTGGTGAATCGCATAATCTGAGAACATCAGATACCAGGATAACTGCAATATGTCAAGAAAATGCGAAATTGGAAATAAGCGCAGAATGGAAACATGCCACTTGTATTAAAAACAAATTAAATATTGATTGTAGACCAACTAGTTATGACTACATTTATCAAATACCAGGGATTATTAGACAAGACAAGTATATTATGCATAATTGTGCACATAATGAATTTGTTGGTTTGAGAAATAGGTATTTAAAACATACACCCAATAAAGTAACATACAATATTAGTATAGTGAATAGGGTACTTGATGAATTAGTAGGATTAATCAAACCACATTGGACCAGAAAACAGACTCTAGAAGAGTTTATGGATGGTAAGAAAGGTCAGTTATATAAAAGATATGCTGATGCGGTAAGAAAAATCAATAAGAGCGGATTTAATTTGAATAAACATAGTAGTACTTCAGCATTTGTAAAAAACGAATTGTACGACGAGATAAAACCTCCGAGAATGATTATCAACAGAGACACACGATTTAACTTAGCTTATGGCAGATACACAACTGAATTAGAACATTGTATTGTTAAAATTCCTCAGTTTTCAAAAGGATTAAACTTTATGGGAAGAGGAAAACAATTTAATGATTTAGTATTCGATGAAAGTTGTGATATCTTGGAAGGTGATTGCTCAAAATTTGAGGGCACACAGAGACCTGAGTTATTGGCGCACATAGAAATAGGAATCTGGAAAAGATTACTTGATGGACCAGAATATGCATCAATATTAAAATTGTTTGCAGCAAAACTTCTTAAGAGAGGTTTTACCCAAAATGGGGTCAAGTTTTCATTTTTTGGTTGTAGAGGGTCTGGTGACATGGACACTGGACTCTTCAATTCCATTTTGATGTGGATAGCATGTAGATATTTTGAAATCAGCAATGGTTTCAAATGGTCAGGATGCTTTATGGTCGATGGAGATGATAATGTAATAAAGGTTCCGAAAGGTTACACTATCAAAGATACATTTGCTGAATTTGGATTTGATGCTAAATTAATTTTACGTCATGATTATCATGATGTTGATTATTGTAGTGGAAAATTTATAAGACTAAATAATACAAGTTTTATGTATATACAAAACATTATAAAAATCATAAACAATATGTCAATTTTTAGGAAATTGAAATTTAATCATTGTAAAGCTGATTATTTTCATTCCTTAGGGTACATGTATAAGATCATCTATGGCAATATACCAATATACAAAGAATTTTCAGAATTCTTGTTGAGGTCAACGAAAGGATCACATGTAAAAATGGAGATATTGAAGGAATTGAATCCAATGTATGATGAAGTGTTAAGAGTGTCTAATGCAGACATCGAACCTTCTGAGGCAATTAGGATTGAATTATGTATGGCATTTGGTTTAAATAATGGTATAGTAGAACATATTCAAAATTTCTATAGCAGTGGTTATATAAATTTTGACGGTACAGAAAGGCGCAAGTACAGAACAAGGAACACGACGCGAGATAAATTGGAACCAATGGAGTTACTTAAGTGTGAAACTCTATTGGATTAGTGGAAGTATGAAGATCAGGGGGCTAATAATAATACCATTCGAAAGATTAATGATCACTACTCCCTAGCGCGTTGTGCATGACAGGGGG